CATTTCACATTGGCACATTCAAATTGATTGAACCTGAAATTTGTAAGGAACATTCAAGTGCTATGGATCTTGTTGACGCTGTGCTCAAAACTGTTGTTTATTTTGCTGAAACAGGATTTTCCTGTTTTTCCACTGGAAGTTTGAAACCACTACTCATGAGTAAATCTGAACTCGTTGAGCTTGACACCGAATATGGAACAATTGTTTCATGGTGGGATCTGGTTAAGAATGGAAATTTGGAAAAAGTGCAAAATGTAACTGATGCAGAATTTGATCGTCGTCTATCATTGTTGACAACTCGTGTACTTGGCATTATGCCTTCTCTTAATGGATTTGAGAAGAAGGTAACTGCCGAAAAACATACACGATTGTTACAAATGCGCAATGATTATGTTACTATGAAACTCTCATGTGGTATGAGAAAGGCACCCTTTGTCATCAAACTTTTTGGCAAGAGTAGTCAAGGAAAAACCACGTATGGAGATCAAGTAATTCAAGCGCTGTTGACGTCTGCGGGTTTGCCCACTGAAAGAGACTTTCGAGTCAATTACAATGTGGCAGACAAGTATATGTCAACGATGAAGACGAATTGTGTGGTGATGACCTTAGATGACTTCGCGAATACGAAGCCAGATTTTATGGATCAATCACCAACTCAAGTTTTGATTAATGTGTGCAATAACCAACCTTGCTATGCCAACATGGCTGATTTAGCGCAAAAAGGTAAGGTTTTCATTGAGCCTCGTATTGTGATGATCAACACAAACAAAGAGGATCTTGACGCTTACACATATTCAAATTGTCCCTATTCAATTCAACGCCGTCCAAATGTTGATATCGAAATTGTAGCGAAACCAGAATTTCAATACGTTATCGATGGAAAACCTTGTGGTGTTGATGCAGAGAAAGTGGCCAAATGGAATCTTGAAAATGGAGCGGAAGCAACATTCGATGATATTTGGTTTTTGACTTTCAAAAAGGCTGTTGAGCCTGGAGACCTCAAGTGTACAGCAACGTACAAGGTGGTCGAGCACAGAGGGAAGAAACTTGAGAGAGTAGGATTTACGGAAGCTTTAGAGTACATGATTGAATTGTACCATAAGCATGATGCTGCACAAAATGCGATTATGGAGAAAACCAAAATTTTGTCCAAGGATTTGCGTGTTTGTGGTATCGATGGGTGTAAAAACATTTGCGGTGCGTGCAGAAAACATGACCACTCTCGACTTGATCGTCAGTTTGGGTATGAAGATGCTGAACGCATGTGGCGCGACACAAGAGCACGAGTTAGTGATGAACTAGCTTTCTTGGTTGCACACGAGCAACGTTGGGCATGGATGGATCGACTTCCAGATTTGGGCGTATTTAATATGTTCGAACGGTTTTCTGGATATATGTCCACTGCCTACAGTTTTACAGTGCTATCCACAATGAATATCGCCATGGGCTCATTGCTGCAGAGTGCAGTATGGGCATGTGGATTTGCTGCGTGGTCGCACGTATTCTCAACCGTCATCATGACATGGTGTTTGTTCCAACAAAAACATCTAGTTCGTATGTTTCGTGAAACGAGACTTGGGATGATTGTTGGAAGAGTTAGCTTTACTCAAATTGCGAACACATTTCGAAATCGTACAGCACGCCAGTGTATTGGTGCAAGTGCGATAGTAGCATCTTTGTTTGTTTTGGCATCCATGTACAAGACATGGAGGGCCATTCAAAAACAAGGCTCTTTGGAACCTAAAGATAAAGATGATGTGGATGAGAGAGCGGCTGAAGAGAATGTGTGGACCAAGGTTGCATTGCGATCTTTACCTTCTAATGAAAAATCACGTACAACCACTTTTGAGCAATTGAAAGCTCTAGTGGATAAAAATTTGACGTATGTTTCTATTGAAGGAACGAATGGCAAAACTTTGCGTGCAAATGCTCTATTCTTGAAAACAGGTGTTGTTGTAATGCCAAATCATTACTTTGCCGATTCTGGTGGTGGTGATATGGTATGTACATTTCGGAAAGTTAACCCTGAGGCTTGTGGAGGGAAATTTCAAGCCATTTTATCCAAGATCAATTCGTATGAGCTCGAGGGTAGAGATTTGAGTATTTGCTACGTTGCATCCGGTGGCTCTTTCAAAGACTTAACTGGGTACTTGCCTACATCTAATATCACAAGTCATGTTTTCGAACTTATGTACCGATCCCGAGATGGTTCGCTTTTGGAAGCCAAAGGAATGGCTCAAGTGCGCCTAACGGGAAACGGAACGGGTGGAGAATTTATTGGATCTGTATACCGCAATTTGACAATGAACACTTTTGGTGGTCTTTGCGGTGCAGTCCAGCTTTCATCTGGGCGTGTATCTTCTATCACAGGTATTCACCTTGGTGGTTTGGACAACACCCCGAATGGATGTTCTGGTCCCTTGTATAAGTATGACTATGATGTGGCAATTGAACATCTTCGCAACCAGTCTGCCGTTTTGATTGGAGGTGAAGACGGTGTATTTGATCGACAAGTGTATGGCGTTAATGTCACAAACGATATTGTTATGCACAAAAAGGATCCTATCAACTTTATGCCAGAAAACTCACAAGTGGAGTATTATGGTGGTTGCCCAGGATTTGTCACACCGCATTCTGATGTTAAAGTTACACCAATTAGCGCAGAAGTGATGATGGTATGTGGTGTGCCAAACATTTATCGAGGACCCAAAATTAATCCACATTGGTATGGATGGCAAACTTGCATTCAGAATTTGGCTAATCCAGCACGGATGTTCAATCCGAGTCTGCTGGCTAAAGCTGTTGAAGATTTCAAGTTGCCACTTTTGCCTCTTTTTGGAGATCATGAAACTTTTGGACCCTTGAGACCCCTCACCGACATTGAGAACACAAATGGAATCCCTGGAGTGCAGTTCATTGATTCTATCAATATGGCTACATCAAAGGGTTTCCCATTGTCTGGGCCAAAGAAAGATATCGTATCACCAATTGATGATGAAACTTATCCAGACGGTGTGGTCTTTGATCAATTTGTGCTTGATCATGTCGCGCAATGTGAGGAGCGATATGCGAGAGGAGAAAGGTGTCATCCTATCATCAAAGGATGCGTCAAAGATGAGATTTTGTCGAAAGATAAATGCCGAATCTTTTATGGAAATCCATTGACGTTGACGTTCTTGATTAGGAGATATTTCCTGCCTCTTATTCGTGTTTTGCAGTTGAACCCGATCAAATCCGAGTGTGCCGTTGGAGTCAATTGCTTCGGACCTGAATGGCGCGAGCTGTATAGCAGCGTCACCAAGTTTGGCGAAGATAGACTCGTAGGTGGTGATTACGGGAAATATGATCAGAAGGTTCCTTCACAATTGGTTCTAGCCGCATTGCGCGTCTTAATTGATTTTGGCAAGCAGGCTGGATATTGTGATAGGGATTTGAGAATCATGGAAGCTATGAGCGCCGATATTGCTTTTGCAAAGATTGCGTTTAATGGCTCCTTGATTGGTTTGACGGAGGGAACCCACATCAGTGGTAATTCCCTAACAGCTGTATTGAATGGTATTATGGGTAGTTTGAATGCCCGTGTATACTATTTCAGTAATCCCAAGATCAAATTTGATTCTTTTCGTGATGCAGTGAGTTTCATGACATACGGAGATGATAATGTTGGATCAGTAAATCCCAAGTGTGATACATTCACTATCAAGGGTATGTCTGAGTTCTTGGGTGAGCATGGACAGGTGTATACCATGCCAGACAAAGAAAGTGAGTTGGTTGATTTTCTACCAGTGGAGGAATTTGAATTTCTGAAGCGCGTTAATGTGTACATTCCAGAAATTGGATGTAATGTTGGTGCACTTTTGGAGAAGTCCATTTTCAAATCTTTACATTGCTTTATGCGAGGAAGAAAATCACCTCTTACTGAGGAGGAAGCAAGTGCTCAGAACATCGATACAGCCTTGCGAGAGTTCTTTAATCATGGCCGCGAGGTTTATGAGAGAAGACGGTGTGAGCTGAAGGAGGTTGCTGAGAATTGTGGAATTGATCATATGTGCACAAGATTGAGTGTCACATTTGATGATCACGTTGCGGAATGGCGTGAGAAATACTATGGGGAGAGAATGGAAAAAGCCGAGATTAGGTTTGGAAGACAGTCAGGTGTAGAACGTGATTTGTATGCTGAAACTGCACATTCCATACCAATGAAGTTGATTGGCAAGAATATTCCATTTGTTGATACCACCTTTGGTGAGATAGACATGCTATTTGAAAAGACAGTCAATGGCAAGTCATACATCTTGGTGGTTGAAGTCAAGCATTCCCTAAAGAAGACAGCAAAAGCGAAGGGCGTCTCTCAATTATTGAAGTCAGTGAGAGCGTTGCGCTCAATGCGACCAGATGCTTCTTTTAGTGGATTGCTCGTAACCATGAAAAATGACTATCTTGTGGTGAAAACTCACAAGGATCACGAACAATGGTTTAGTATTTTCCGCAGACAAAGCTCAAAGACATTGATTCTATCGCAAGATGAACCATTGTTATATATTTGAGCGTATTATAGCCTAACTCAGGCTTTAAACGAGTGCCAGTAAGGAATCTGAGGCTAAGCAAAATTCCATTCATGTAATTGGATACCATATGTGATAGATTTGTGTTTCTGTTATCGTGTATAGGCTTTGCATGTTTATTTGGATATTGTCATGTCGGACTCTAAATCCATTAGATGCACACCTCGGTTTCGTATGATTGGAACGGAGCACGAGTTTAAATAAAGCCAATCGGTCAAAATTGTAATAGTAAATGTACAGTAGAAATCTGCCAGGACGCTCAGGCAGATGTTGCTTTAGGGCAAAATGCGTCCACAACAGCAAGCACTTCTGAAAGGGTGCTATCCGGTGAAAGACCGGTGGAAAAGACTGGAAAAGACTTCAAAACTGCGTTGGAAATCATCCAAGAAGATGCAGGGCCAATTGACGTAGATGAATGTTCATTATGGCATGGCATTGCAAAACATGCCGAAGTACTTTCCAATAGTGGAAACGACTTGAGTAAATTCGAGAAGCAATCTGGAATAGTAGATGACACTTCAGTCATGAAGATGTCAACGAAAAATGATTACGAGAATGTTCAGTTCAGAGATCAGATGCCTGCTTATGCTGTGCAACTGGACAATGAAATGGATCCAACTCGTAAACTACAGGATTCCGGGGATGCGACTCTTGATAATTTCTTCAGTCGACCAATTAAGATTCATGAGGAAGAATGGGGCACTGGGACCACTTTGGCTTTTGATATTGATCCGTGGGCATTGTATTTTAACAACCCACGAGTAATCAATCGTATTGCCAATTATAACCTTTTGAGAGCTAAGTTGAATGTCAAAGTAGTAATCAATGGTAATGGTTTCCAGTATGGCCGAGCATTGTGTGCGTACCAACCACTCAATAGCTTTGATCAATTGTCAACTCATTCCGCTCTTGTGAGCTCAGATTTGGTACAAACATCGCAGTTACCTAAGATTTTCTTGGATCCAACCACTTCCACTGGTGGTGAAATGGAACTGCCGTTCTTTTGGTTTGAAAATTACCTCAACATCACGAGTGCTGATTGGCAACTCATGGGGCAATTGTTCTTCAGGTCATTGAACACACTCAAGCATGCAAATGGTGCCACTGACCAGGTCACCATTTCTGTCTTTGCTTGGGCATCGGATGTAAGTATGTCGGTACTGACATCTGAAAATCCCACAACTCTGACGCCTCAGTCAGGTGTGGAGACAGAAACTGATGAAGCAAATAGGAAAGGAGTTATCTCTAAGCCTGCTTCAGCCGTCGCAAAAGTTTCAAATGCGTTGGCGACTATTCCGGCAATCCGTCCTTATGCTCTTGCTACAGCTGCAGCGGCTAATACCGTTTCTAACATCGCAAAGCAATTTGGATACTGTCGACCTCCAGTGACGAAGAATCCTGAACCATTTAGGAACTTCCCGACGTCACACCTTGCTGCAACAAATGTGCCAGACACTGCACTCAAATTGTCAGTTGATGACAAACAAGAGTTGAGTATCGACCCACGCATTGCAGGTTTGGGTAGTGCAGATCCTATGTCTATCAAGGAAATAGCTAAGAGAGAGTCATATCTCACGAAGTTTACTTGGGCACAGGGCACTACTCCTGAAACGTTGTTGTGGAATGCCCGTATTGACCCAGTAACATGGGCTGAAGATGCTGGGCCTCCACAGAGTTTTCATTTTCCTGCATGTGCAATGGCTGCACTTCCGTTTAAGTATTGGACTGGAAGCATGCGTTTCCGATTCCAAATTGTGTGTTCTGCGTTTCACAAAGGAAGAATTAAGGTCGTTTATGACCCGAATTTCCTGGATTCTAATGAATAACACAAATTATCTCCAAGTGATTGATATTGCGGACACGCAAGATTTCACAATAGAGATTGGAAACGGACAATCCGTAACGTTGTTGGACCATCATAGTCCAGGAACCGATGCGGTGACGCAAATGTATTCCACTACAGCTTACACAGCACAAGAGGAGGGTAATGGTGTATTGGGTGTTTATGTTGTGAATGAACTCACTACTCCCAACAGCACCGCAAATAATGATATTGAGGTTAATGTCTTCGTGTCAATGGGTGACGATTTTGAAGTTTTCGTCCCTGATGATTATTTCCAGAGGTTTGTTTTCAAGCCACAATCTGGTGAAGAACTTGTACCTGAAGCTCAGAACACTACTGAGCCATCTGCGCCTTTGCAAGAAGATGCAGACAATATCGGTCCGGGTATACAGGACAATGCCCTGATTAATATGGTTTTCACAGGTGAATCAATAATGTCGTTTCGAACCATGCTCAAACGATACAACCTGTGGCGCCGCGACTTTTTGTTGCCTGCTCAAGGGCAATACAATTGGACGAGTACGCGGAAGATGTTCCCATTCCTCAGAGGGAACGTTGCTGGGGCTGTAGACACCACTGGTGCTGCAGCGAGTTACAATTACTGCAATACAGTATTAGTGCATTGGGTAACCAATGCCTTTGCTGGTTGGCGTGGTGGATTGAGATACAAAATGTTGTATAACAATAAACCAATTGCGCCTGCAGGAAGTGCAACACCCATCCTTGAAAGTAGTCTATACGTTGAAAGACGTGACTACAATGCGACAAGTTACACAAATGTTGTAACCACATTTAGTGGATACAGCACATCTAGTGAGGCAGCTGAGGCTGCTGTAGCGGATGGTTTCTTGTTCGCAACTCCGGTGCGAGCTGGGCCCAAGGGAGCATTGTATGCTAACACGGGTGTCAATCCAACTGCGGAATTTGAGGTACCGTATTATGCACCGATTCGTTTTTCACCTGCTAAGAGAGAGAATTTTACAACTGACAATGATTTTGCGTCAGGATATTCAATCACTGGTCAAGGAACAACAACTGGTTTTTCATATGTAGACATGCATGTTGCATGTGGTGAGGACTTTCAAACCTATTTTTGGACTGGTTTGCCCCGCCTTTATTACGAATTGAGTCCACCAGCTGCCTAAGCAAGTGAGGACCGACCTGAAGAGGTCGATAAATGATACTAGTATACTGTGGCCGTATACGTGCATCTTTTGATGTGAACTGGCTACGCTGTATCTGTTGTGACAACGGATTTTTCCCAGCGTAGCTGGGTTTTCAAGGAGTCACACCTTTAATTAGCGTAGTCCGATCGACATTGTCGAGAAAGGGAGGAACGAAGCTTTTGCATGAGTTCCTCCCCGCTTCGGGCCACTCATGC